AGTTAACCGAGAGCCCTAGGGCGATGGAGAAGTCGTTAGCGGCGTCCTTCAGGGCATCAGCGAAGGCGATCCGTTTGACGTTAGCGCTGTAACGGGTCATCCCCTCGGCGAACGTGTCCTTTCCGCTCCTGGCGTAACCAGAGAGGAGGACGATGGTCTGCGGGGGCTTCACCAGTCGGTCGGGGTTGGGATGGTCGACGCGGCAACGCCCTTGCCCTTGGGAAAGTTTATCTTGTACTTGAATTGAGGACGGCCCTGCCACTCGCCGTCGGGGGTTACTTCCACCTCGACCTCGAAGTGTACGTTGGTCGCGGGTCGGATGTAGTCGAGGAAGTCGGGGACCGAGAGGTCGGCCTTAGGCTCGGAGACATACTTGCCGGAGATTTTACCGACCAGCATGGCGAGAGACTTGCCGTACTTGGTGCCGTAGCTCTTGGAGAAGCACAGGCCTTCGGCGGTCTTAAAGAACAGGCGGGCGCCGACGCCATCGTCGTAGACCTTGACCTTGTCTTCTTTGGGGAGGGACATCTTCAGGACGTACTTGCCGGTCTTGTCGATGGTGGTTAGTGGGGGGCGGTCGTTTGGGTTTTCCATGGTGTGTTATTGGTTAGGCGAAATTAATAGGGGCAAGGGGAGCAGCGGAGGTCGGGCGGGCGATGACGATGACCTCGGACGGGTAGGCGGGCCACTCGTTAAAGGACTTGCAGACCTCATAGGCCTTGATGGCTGAGAGCATAAGGGCTTCGCCTTCCGCGATCAGGTCTTGGTGTAGCTCGAAGACGGCGGTCAGGTACGGCGCCTCTTTCTCGACGACCAGGAGACGGAACCCCTTAGGGCGTACACCGAAGTTGAGTTTGCAAAGAAGGAGATACCAAGCGGCCTGTAGTTTAAAGTCGTCCGACCAGATGAGTTGACGACCAAAGCCTTTAGGGGTGGCCTCTTCCATCGTCGTCTTGATGTCATAGACGTACCCGTCCGCGGCGATCAGGTCGAGGGAGCCCTTGATGGGCACCATATAGTCAGCCGTGAGCATGACCTCGGTGGCGATCGGGACGATGTTATAGCGACCCATGGCGATACGCAGGGCGTCCGAATAGGAGAGGGCGTTATCGTACTCGTCAGCCTTGCAAGGCACGTCACCGGGCTGGAGGGTGGACTTCCAATAGGCGTGGACTTCTTTGCCTTCCTTTGTGCGCTTGTCCGTGTCGGGCTCGGGCTTGAACTTGGCAAACTCGTCCTGAGCGAGGACGGCGGCGTGGGTCATTATGCCTTCGCGGAGTGCCTTAGAGTCTTTGCGGGGGTTGGCCTTATCGTGGGCGTACTTAGCCGGTGCCTTGAGGAGCAGTTTCGCGGCGGTCTGGTTTAACGCGTCGATAGCGTCGTAGTCGGCTCGCGTCTTGCCAGCGAGTTTGGCTTGGATTTCTTCGGGTGTATACATGGCGTGTGGGGGTGAATGTTGGAATGAATTACAGCACCTCGTCGGGGTTGTCGACTAGGTTCTCGGCGTCGGTCAAAGTCTTGTCCATCTCTTCAGCCTTCTCGTGGAGGTTCTGGACGCTGACCAGGAGTGAGGCAAGGTCGGCACGGACGATGTTGAGCCGTTCCCGCAGCTCGACCATATCGTTAATGTCTTCGATGCGCGTGGCGTCCGTGATCGCGAGGACGGACAGGAGGCGGTCGCCGTCGATACTGACGCGGTGGATATCCGCTTGGGTCACGAAGGCGGTTTGGTAAGCGGAGAGGCTACGGGCCTCGGTCTGGAGTCGGCGCAGGGCGGCGGCTAGGCGGTCTTGAGTAGTCATCGTTTAGAGCGGAAGAGGGTGAGTTCAAAGACCTTGCCGCAGTTCACGGCGAAGAAGCGAACGTCTGACCGGGCAAGGGAGGGCAGGGTCTCAGCCTTCCAGCCGACTAGAACCTTCTCGAGAGCCTTGTTGGACTTAGCCTGGAGCTCGACGAAGACGGTGCCGTCCAAGAGGATAAGCAGGGCGTGGGTGTTCTCGTCTAGGGCGGCGGCCTTGTAGACCGAAGAGGGGATGACGAGCGACTTCATGCGGGGAAGAAAGAGCGGGCCGAGACCCATATCTTTTTAAGGTGGATAGACTGGCGCTTGATAGCCTCGGCAGCGGACTGACTGACAGCGTCGATGACGTACGCGTTACCGTTCAGCTCGAAGGTCGCCCCAGCAAAGGTCGGGACGTGCTTGGCTTGCTTTGCTAGAATGACCGCCTCGAAGTCAGCGAGCTCGACCTCGGCTTGGCTCATGTCCGAGATTGAGAACTGCCGGATAGCCTCGGTCTTCACGATCCACATGAGGACGATGGTATGGTCCGTGAGGATGACGTTGATAGGTTGCCCCGTGCCGTGCGTGGTCGAGGTGGTCACGACCGCTTGCCTTCCTTGGCGGCGTTCCATTTCTTTTCGGCATCTTTATACCTGTCCACCGAGTATTCATCAGTCCAAAGCAAAGTGTGAAGAACATCATCCCCACCCGTGGTCAGCCGCTCGACCTCGGCATCAAGGCGGGCGACCTCGGCCTTTAGGTTAGCCACCGCCTGGCAGTCAACGCGTTCATGCGCACGGATGACGGCCTCGAGGCAACGGAGTTCAGCCGTGAGGGTTTCGACCTGAGCGTCGAGGGCGATGATGCGGCCCTTCAGCTGGGCGTTCTCGATTATGGCGTCGATGTTCATTTGACGAAGTTGGTTACGGCCTGTTGGAAGGCATTGTTCTTAAGGACGGCTAAGTGTTCAGCGCTGAGGTCTTTCAAACCTTGTCCAGGCTTGAGCCATCCCTTGCCGACAAGGATTTCAACGGCGGCGGCTTCGAGGTTAGGGTTGCCCATAAAGGCCTTCGGTGCGGAGGCCTGATGCCCGTCGTCGTCGAGGTCCACCGAGATACCGCAAGCCGTCTGGATAGACTGCCGGCGAATGTAGGTGATAGCCCCGCCGACCTGTTGAGCCGTGAGGCCGTCGGCCTTGACCATTAGTTTCCCGAAGGCGAAGAGGTGGCCCGAGGTGTGCAGAAGGGAAGTGGACACGCCCACTTTGCCTTCCTCCGTCTCGAGGACTTGGACGAGGGCTAGGTTGTGCGCTAGGAGGACAGGCTTCACCGCGTCGAGCAGGGCGTCGAGAGAGACGTAGCGTGCCTTAAAGGCGGGGTTGATGCGGTTAGCGCCGACGTTCTCCATCAAGGAGAGTGCGGAGATCAGGTCGAAGTAGGGGTTAGTCTGCTCCTGGCTGACGGTGGACTGGGTTTCTTTTTTCATGGCTTGGTTGGGTTGTGGGTTGGGTTAGGAAAGGCTTATGGGAATGAAGTCATCTCGTCCACCGTCTTCTGAGTGACGCAGCGGAGGCGGTTGTCGTGGGACAGGAACCAGGAGCGGCTCGAACCCGACACGCGGGGCTTTAACTTACGGGCCACGGTGCCGTCAGACAGGACGACGTAGGAAGAGCCGGAGAGTTCGCGGTAGGTCGCAGGAGCCTTGGCTTCAGGGGTTTGCTTGGAGGGTTTCTTTTGCATTGGGAGGGGGTTAGTTGATGGCGCCGCGTCGAGCAGCGTCAAGGATTAGGAGACTGTCGGCGTTGGCTAGGGTGACGTCGAGGGCAGGCCACAGCTCGAGGGCCTTCCCCTTCAAGTGGTTCTTCCAGTTCTTGCCGTGGTCCTTCTTCTTCCCGAGGCCGTGGGCGGCTTGCCACGCTTGTGGCTTAACGCGGTGCAGGGCAAAGCCCATAGCGATACAGGCGCCGTAGATAAGCCCGAAGTTCTGGGCGAGGCGGGCGATGGAGGACGCAGGGATGAGCGGACCGTAGCCGGCGGTCGAAGGTTCCTCGAGGTACACCTGGACGTCTTTGTTGAGGACGTGAAAGGACGCGATCAGTTGGGCGACCTCGACATCGGTGGGCGGCATCTTCTCGATGTATACCTCGACAAAGTCTTGGGTCCAGACGATGGCCCCAGATTGGCCGGGGTCTACGGCGACGATAAGTGGCTTGGTCATTTAGTCCGTGGGTCTCGGTTTAGACGAGCGACCACGACCCGAGTTATGGTGGGACATTTCCTTAGGTCAAACCCTTTAGCCTTGAAGCCCGCAAAGCCGAGTTGATGGGCGGCGTAGACTTCGCCGATGGTGGGCTGTCGGCCTAGCGCCGTGGTCAGCCGTTCCTCGAGGAGGGTCAGCCAAGAGGTGGCGTATTCCCGCCCGACCCCTTCGTCCGTGGCCCAAGTGCTGTACCCGTAGGTCGGAAGGCCGTGGCGGGCTCGCCAGCGGGTCGTATCGGCCCACGCAGCTGGGAAGAACTGAGCCAGCCCACGCTCCCCGAGACGCCCGATGGCCTTGGGGTTGCCGGAGGACTCGACAAAGATGACGGCCTCGACTTGTCCAGGGGTGATGGCGTGGAGGGAGGTCGCCGCGAGGAGCAGGGCGAGCAGTCTCATCGTCCGTCAATCGTCGGGTGAACCGAGCCCGAGTTTGTCTCGCCGTTGCGGTCAACGTACTTCCAAGTGAACAAGGCACGGCACCCGGTGGTGAGATTGGCGTAGATAGAGACAGCCATGCAGTTATGAGACTCGCGGAGGTTCTCTTCGGCTACGGCGGCGCACATGGCAATACGCTGGCGGGCGTACTTCTCCGTCCAGTCGCCTTGGAGGACGCGATCACGGGAGTAGGCGATTTGGTAGGAGAGGCCTCGGATGACATGAGCCGGGGAGGCCAGCATATCTTGGGACATGGAGAGAGGGTCGGGCATGGGATTAGGCGTTTGATTTGCTAGGGTTATTGCTGTTCAAGGTAAACTTACAATCAATACACACAGCGTCCGGCTTGTGGTCGTACTCAAGGAACTCGGTGACATAAAGAAGGCATCCGCGTAAGTAGGTCCTTGGTAGGTGAGCTCGCTTAATTATTTTAGAGTCTAGTACGTCAATCCAGCCTGCAACTTCCAAGTTTTCATCATCAATGAAACGCATACCCTGAACAAAAACAGTAAGTTTTTCGTCGGAGTTTATGCTCACACGGATGTTGTTTGGAGGATTAAGGACGTAATGCATGGTCGTAATTAGTACTTGTTAATGATGTCGACGAGGGAAGGGCCGTCGGCGAGGGCGAGGATGTAGGCGGTCAGGGCTAGACCAGCAAGGAGGGCGAGGAGGAGTTTCATTGGTTGGGTGGTTGGGAGATTAGCGAGGGTTATATTCTTTTTCCATGCGGACATAGCCGGGATAAGAGCGTTCAGCAGTCTTGACCCAATACTTATGGAGGTCCAACTGCTGCTTGTAGTAATTGAAGTTGCTTTCGGCCGTAGCCAAGTAGCCAGCCCAGTCAAAATCGGCAGGCTTACCAGACTTGATGCCGTCTTGGGCATAGAGGAAGTTTTCATATGCCTTGTCGAATTCGCTCTGGGTGTTGGCAAGGATGGCGTCGAAGCGCTTGATCCACTGCTTGAGGGTTAGGATTTTTTTGGTAGTCTTCATGGCTTGGTGTATTGGGTACGCCATTGAGTTGTGAGGGCTTTAGGTTTAACGTCAACACCTATTTGCTAAATTATTTAGCAGGACGCCACTAAAGACGCTTTAGCCCCCTATCCTGCCCCTAAGACGCCACCTACGGCGGGTTATGTATACCACCATAGACCCCTCTGGCTTGCCCTAGGAGGCGTTTGCCCGTCGAAAGCGTAGGAAGACCGCTACCCCCACCCCTAGGCACCCAACCGCCAGAGCCCACCCTAGGTCGCGGCAGGCTTTCAGGCCCATCGTCGCCGAGGTCAGTTGGCGCTCAAGCCCCAAGTCGTCGCTCTTAGTCCCGGCGTCCGTGATCAGGAGGGCCATCGTCGAGGAGTTGGCAAACGAGCTGAGGATGAGGTCGGAGATGTAGGCCACCGAGACGGCAGCCATGCCAGCGCAAACGACCAGGGCCACCGTGGCCCAAAGGAGGTTCGTCTCACTTCCCCCGCTTGCTTGGTTTCTTTTTGCCATTGGGTTTAGTGACCTTGGCGACCTCAGCCTCGCCCCGGGCTTTGACGTACTTGGTTAGGTAGTCTAAAAGTTCGGGCGCCGAATAACCACACGCGCCCACGACTGCCATCCGTAGTCCAGGGGATTGGATATGGTCCTGCAATCCATAGCCCACGAGGCAGGCTGTGATCGCGGCAGCGCTTACGCGACGAATTACCCAACCGATTGTGACGGGTTCCGTACTGAGCAGAAGCCTAGCCGTAGCCGCGAGGCCTCCAAGGATGGAGGCCACTAGCCCGTCTTTGACCAGGGACTGGGTCGCTTCGTTATCGATGGGTGGGGGCGGGCTCATTTGCGGGTGACTAAAAGGATGAGGCAGATGTTGGCGACTGAGTAGCAGAGCCAGACAGTAGCCATCAGGTAATTCTTTGTGCAGAGGTTAGCCACGCCGGCGAAGAGGTAGGCTACCCCAGCGATGCCCGGGACGACGGTCGTGCAAAAGGTCTCGGCGGTCATTTGCTAATCCTCACGGGTGTCTTGTGCTTGCCCATCAATACGCGGCGGTAGTTCTGCGACCAGAGGGTGCGGGACATCTCTTTGCCTAGGCGGTCGATTTGTGCCTCAGGCAAGTCGGGCATCGAGATATGCAGTTGCTCGTGGCACAAAACCTCAAGCTCACGACGAGGGGACAGGCGGGGGTCTATCTCGATGAGAGGGTGGACGGGGTCGGTCGTAGCCATGCCCCATGCCTTCTCTTTCCCAAGAGGACGCCAGACGACTTTAGGCTGAGGGGCTTTGCGGCGGGTCATTGTGTTTATCGTTTAGGTGCCCGCGGTAGACGTGCCAGCCACCGACGATGAGGCCGAGCAGGAACAAGCCACCGACCGAAGGCAGGAACCAAGCGGAGTCTAGGAGGTAAGGCACGGCGCCGATGCAGATGCCCGAGAGAAGCAAGCCCGCCCCGATCATGACGCGACCAAAGGCAACGGCGAGACCACCGAGTACCATCATGCCCGCGGCGACTAGCGTGTACAGGTTGCGCTGGCCTTCCTTCTTTGCCTCGTCGACCTGTTTCTTTAACGTGTCGATTTCGCCTACCATCTTGGACATGGCCTCGGCGTTCTGCTTTTGCTCTGCTTCGAGCTTCGCCCACATGGCGTTGATGTCTGCCCGGGCGGCGGTGGCGTTAGCAACGTTGGCCTCGTAGGCCTTAGGGTCGGCTTTCAGCGCACGAGCCTGAGCGTAGGCTAAGTCTTCAGCGGACGGCTTAGGGAGCCCGGCCTCAGCCACCGTTAACTCTGCACGGACGATGGCGGGTTGGTCTGCGTTGGTCTTAGCGACCGCTACAGCTGCCGCAGTCCGCGACTCTAACTTGTCCTCCTTCTTGCCGACGACGTCTAGCGTCCCTTGAGCGGGGACAGGGTCGGGGGTCGGGGCTGGTGTGGTAGCACATCCAGCCAGGAGTAAAGAGATGACCAAAATGCGATGCATCGTAAATTGGTCTAGACCGTTTTAACTTACTTGCCCTTGAGAGCGTCGAGGAGGTTCTTACCCTTGGTTTCGGTTTCTTTGAGGCGGTCGCCGTTCTTACGGTAGACGAGGACGCCAGCGACGAAGCCGATCAGGAGCCCGGTGAGGAAGAGGATGAGGTAGGACATGGGTTAGGGGGTGCAGATTGCCAAGGTCGAGCGCTGACCGTTAAAGGTCAGGAAGATGGTGCTAGTGTCGGTGAGGGTCGTCGTCGTGTGCGTCCAGGTTGAGGTCGAGGAGTTGGACGTGATGGCCTCGCTGGAAGAGCCGTCCGAGAGGCTGACCGACAGGCCAAGGCCCATGAGGGTCGCGTTGACGGGGGCAAAGGTGATAACCCAGTAGCCGCCAGATGCGGAGACGTCTTGGACCTTGCCGATGCTGAAGGCGTCCCCAAAGTTTGCTTTGGTGGCAAGCAGGGAGTCAACTGACGCGGAACTGTAAAGGGCAACGGGCATTAGGCTTAGGCGGTGGTTTCGGTTTCCTCGACGACGATGGTCGGGCCAAGGTCAACGGGGGATTGTTTAGTCGGGAAGACGGCGATGCAATACTCAGAGTTTAGGGTAGACTCACTAGCGTCCTGCCAAGTCGTTGGGAAAATATCTTTCATAAGACTCGGCGGGTTGACCGTGGCATCTAGGACCGCGTAACGCAGTCGCATCTTGTACGAGTAGGGCATGGGATTAGAGGCCGAAGTAGACGCGGGGCATAAGCATAACTAGGCTGTTCTGCGAAGCCGTTGCCCCGGTAATTAGTGAGGCACCCACGTTCACGTTGTGGTTAGTGCTTGCCACGCCAGTCGGGCCGTCGGTCACCGTGATGGCTAGACCTTGCAGGACGTTCGAGTAGGCAAAGAGTTTAATCGTGCCAGTGCCGTCAGAGAACAGAGTGACGCTGGCGTTGGTCATTTCGTTATTTGCCGCAGCGGTGCTAAAACTGACGTAGCTCGAAGCCTTTTGGCTCGTGCCATCGTGGTAGATGATACGGATGCGGGTCACGTTGGCAGCGGTCGTGTTGATGTGAACGCCCATTCCCTTATCGGTAAATGTCCCGGCAAATCCTGAAACAGGTTGGCCCATTACAAAGTAGTAATCAACGTTGGCGTTAACCAAGCCGACAGAGCCAGAGTTAAGCGCAGTAAAGATTGCCAACTTGCGTGACCAGTTAAGACGGTACTGAGCGAAGGCCGCGTTGCCGTTGAACTGTGAAACGTAGACAGCAAACGACGTAGACTTCCAAGTGTAGACCGAGGCTCGTGAATTAGCCGTGGCTGTTGCGGTCACTAGGTTAACGCAGTTACCCGAGGCGATTGTAGATGTGGCGCTGTTCGCTACGTTAGTATTCCAATTTACAGGCGGGTGGTCGTACCAAGCAAAGTCGGGGATGTCCGAAACCAGCGCAAGCCAAGCGGCGTTCTGACGGACGTAGGCCTTGGAGTCCGAGGGGGCGTCGGTTAGGTATGCCTGGGCCTTGACGAAGGCCGTCGTCGCGATGCTGGTATCGTTATCAGCCGTTGCAGGGGTCGGGGCTTGCGGGTCGCCCGTAAAGACTGGAGAGGCGAGCGGTGCCTTAAGGGCATCGGCGGTCGTGACGAAGGCCGTGGTCGCAAGGGCCGTGGTCGAGTTGCCCGGCGTCTGGGTCGTGCCGATCGTGCCCGTCGGTAGGGTAGGGGTACCCGTAAAGGTTGGGCTAGATAAGTTAGCCTTAAGGTCGAGCGCCGCCTGTAGGTTAGCGTTCCCAGAGACCGCCCCGGTAATATCGGCGAAGGCCACCGAGGTCGCAGGGGTAACCCCGCCTACGTTAACGACCCAAGAGGTATAGGTGCCCGAGCCCGTGTGGTGGTTAATGTCCACGGTCAGCACGCCCGTGCCCGAGTTGTAGGTCAGCACCTCGCCGTGCATATGGTTCGACGCGTCAAACGAGATGGTAAGGTTTTGGGTCGGCGTGTACGAGAGACCCGTGCCAATCGTGAACGTCTTGTTACCGTTGCTGACGCTGTTGCTCGTGGTCGAGGTCGTCAGGTAGCGGTCGCCCGGGATGACAGTCGTCCAGGTTGTGTCGTAGTTTGTTGCGCTAACCTTGGTCAGCAGCTGCCCCGTAGTCCCGCCAGTTGCAACGCCCGCCCCAGTAGCCCCAGTCGCCCCAGTCGCCCCAGTAGCCCCAGTCGTGCCGGCAGGGATGCCAAAGTCGAAGGTCGCCGCGAGGGCCGTGCCCACGTCCGTCACCGTAGCCGGCGAACCAGGAGCAAGCGTCGTCGTCGTCCCGACCGTGATCGTCGGCGAAGGGCCGGGCGTACCCAGTTCCATCGACAGGACAGCCGGAGCCGTCGCTAAGACAGAGACCGACAGCGTCCCAGTCGTCTCAGCCACCGTGACCGAGAGCGTCCCAAGAACCTCGGAAGAGATGGAGATAGACATGGGTTAAGCGGTGACTTGGTCGATAATGTTAAGGCGCATGGTCTCCGAGTAGAAGACCGTGGTCGAGTAAGCAAAGCGGATATCCCAGCGAGCCCCGCCTAGGGTCCAAGCGTCGGTCGGGGTGTAGGCCGCCACAAAGGACAGGCCGTTGCCCGCCATCGTGATCGTCAGGGGGTAGACCTGACCAGCGTAGTCGATGACCGAAGAGGTCACCGTGGTCGTTAGCAAGTTAGCCGGACCGCCCGCCTCGGGGGTGTAGGTGACGGTCGCCGCGAAGGTCGTGCCGCGCTTAAAAGTGACTGAGGTCGAGCAGGTCATGGCGTCTTATTGATGCGGGAAGTGGAAGGGGGGAGGCTAACCTTGGAGGGGGGGCAAATTACGACGCGATGATGTCCGTCGTGTATCCGCTGCCAGTTGTTAGAAGTTTGGTGTAACCAGTCCAAGCCGCAAACCAGTCGTCGGTCGCAGACTTAAAGCCGGGCAGGGTGTCAGACGGGTAAGTTGGCAAAGTCTCCACCCAGATAATCTCACCTCCACCGACATAGCCGGGCAGGGTTAGCGTTCCAATTAAGAGCTGCGTAACCTTCCAAGTTTCATCTTCCCAGACAATAGAGGCAATCTTGACGCGCTCGGCAGCGTAGTTGCCCAGGGCATAGTTGAGCATAGAAACAATTAAGTTACCAGACCCGGCCCCATCAATCGTGACCGCTTGTGTCTGTTGATAACAGTCCCAGTTATAGTGACCTTCCGTGTCTGATGGGAAGGCTGTAGACTTAACGTGTGCATCGTCTTCGTCTGCCATAACGGCAAGCAAGGGGAAAGTGCCGTCGGCGCCTGTTGATGCACATTGATTTCTTACAATATAAACGCCCCAGTTGTTGGAACCGCTGGCGGGTTCTTCGCCCTCGGCAGGGATATATTTCTGGATGGTCACATAGCCATCGCTTGCCCAAAGGGAGTTAGGGATGTCGGCGCCTTCGGTGCGAGTGCCCGTTGGAAAGATGGCAAAGCCCTGGACAGTAAACTCGACAAGAGCCTGTGCCGAAGTATACATCGGAGAGGTCGCAGTTGCTTGCATAGCCATGATACGGCCTTGAGCGACCCTTACGTTGTCGCCGTACACCTCGACTTGAAACTGCTCAGGGGGTAAGGTTGCGACCTCGGGGAAGAGGATCTCAAGCGACGCTCCGTCCTCAGAGTTGACGAAGTTGTATCCCGTGCCCGGCTGAATGTAGCCCATGTTAGTCGGTAAAGAGAGGGTAGACGGCTTGAGGCCAGCCTTCCTTATTGATGCGGATTTGGTAGGAGCATTTATAGACGTGCCCGTACTGCTCGAAGTTTACGCCTGAGAGGAGCAGCATAGCGCCGTTTGGACCTTCAAAGTCTGGCTCTTCTCCAACAAACGTAGGCACCAAGAGAGGGCCACCAACCCAGCCGTTTAGTAATGAGCTGTGCCCGACGTTCTCAAGAAACTTTTGAACGACCGCCTCGCTGCTCGTGTAGATGATGCCAGACAGGCCAGTGGTTGGGGCGAGGTAATTGGACTTACCGAAATAACCCATATAGGTTGGGTCTTTAAAGCCAGTAAAGACATAGCCCGTACCGCCGAGGGGCGGCTTCTTAAAGTGTGCCCCGTTAAGACCAGCGTACTCTCCAAGGACGATAGTCGACTCTTCATAGACGGGGACCGTAGGCGTGCCCGTTCCGTGGCCGGCAATCATAAACAAGTCTTCAGCACCTTCGGCAGGCACCGTGCCGTCAAAGAAACTTGGGTGCGAGGTGATGCCTTCGGAAGCAAGGGACGCGGCGCCGCTGATGTTGGCAATCGTGTTGGTGGCTTCAGTCCATTCGCCCGGGTCTTCTGCTTCCCCATCGGCCTCCGAGCAGATGCCAACGTAGTCCACCTTATAGCCGACAAACTCTAAAGACCTGTATTCGCGGGCAATCTTCCAAGCCTTCATAAAGGCAAACTCTGGATGGTCTGAGCCCTTAAGGATGGGGGTGCCTCCGTCGTTGCCCGTGTAGTTGACCGTTGAAGTCAGAAGGCCGTAGCCGTCATTAGAGACGACATTCCCTGGCTGTTGCAGGGAGGTGGTAAGGGCGTTGCCTGTTTTAACGATTGCCATAAATTAGCGGGACATACCCGGTGAGTAGAGGGGGAACTTGCGTCCAAGGGGTTTAGTCGGGTCGCGAGCGATACCCGCGTTGACGAGTTCGCCAAGTTTAGAGTCGATGCTGTCCAGTTTAGTGTTGGCTTCCATAGCCAGGGCAATCTGTGGGGACGCGCCGACGCCGATCACGCCAGAGCCGAGCATGGAGCCGCCGGGTGCGTTCATGTCGCCGGGCTTTGCAGTAGCCCCTAGGCCTAGGCTTTCGGATAGTTTGCGACCTTCGTCTGTCTTATTGAAGTATTCAAGGGCGAGGCCTTGCACCTCTTTGTTCTTGGACAACGCGTCGAGCGTAGTGCTGCCTTCCTTTAACTGACGGATAAACTTCTCAGGGAGTTCAAAGTCCTTAAAGATGCCGCCTTCGTTGGCAAGGACTTGGCTAGTGATTTCGGCACGACCAGCCTCGACTAGTCTGCTTTCTTCCTGTAGCTCTTTCCTACGCTTAAAGAATGAAGCAGCCTTAGCCTCTTGTGGATTTGAGAACCTACTTTCTCCCTTAGAGATTAACTCAAGGCCGTCCTTAGCGTCCTGCTTGGCCTTAGCAATCGACGCGCTGATAAAGGAGATGACCGATTGCAGGATAATCATCGGGGCAATAAACCCCAAAGCGATGTCCTTAAACGCCGTGCTAAACTTCTTACCGATGGCGTCTAACTGACTTTGGAAACCAGACGTAGCCGCCTTGGCTTTGTCCATAGCCTGGGGAACGTCCGAGGTCGTCTTGATATTTACTTCGAGGGATTGGGCCATTTTAGTCGGTCTTCTCCTTTGCCGAAGTGGAAGCAGCCGCCGCTGCCTCTGACGCCATGAAGGCCTCTTCCTCGGGGGTCATTATCTTCAGCTCGGCTCCCTTACGCATAGCGAAGACCGAGTTAAGCCAGATGGCTTGGCACTCCGGCATCTCCCAAGCCCGCTGCTCTGGGATGCCTGACGCGATCAGGTTGGCGACGATAGCCAGGGGCCAAGGGACGCCGTTGTCTCCTCCGCTCTTCTTGCCGTCCTGCTCCCAGAACTTAGGCCAGTCGTGGATAAGAGCATAGCCCGAGAAGGCCTTGAGCAGAGCCTCAAACTTAGCAGGGTTGCGGTTTAGACTTAGTATACGTAACTTGTCACGCCAACCAATACCGCCAAGCGGCTCCTCGGCGCACACCTGACAAGCAAAGATAAGGTCGGCGGGAGTGATGCCGCGGTCGCCCGTGATCAGCGGGGAGTTAAAGGCCATCAGTCGCACCCGGTACTTGAGGCACCAAGGGTACATAGAACGACCCAGTATCCGCAAGGGAGCCGGGTCGATGTAGGCGTTTAGGAAGCGAGGGTCCACGCCGTGACTATGCCCCTACTTGGGGCTGGGTCAATTAAGGGGTTACGTCAACGCCCTCAAAGCAGACAGCGGTAACCGAGACCGACACAAAGTCCTTGTTAGAACCCTTTTCAGAGATGGCGGTAATTGTGCCCTCGTAAGACGCCGTAGCCGTGCCAGGGGATGAATAGGCAGAAGCGGTGTTAATCGTAAAGATTAAATCAGCGCCGAGGAGGGGCATCGTCGAGGCCTTGCAAATGCCGTCGACGGTAACCTCGGTTTTGCGGTCGTCGTAGCGGGCCGTCTTGGTCAGGCCAGTCTCGTCAACCACGGTGCCGGACAGGTTGAAAGTCGAGTTAACCGTGTAGGATTGCACGAAAAGGTTGTTGACCGTCCCCGCGACACCAAAGAGGCAAGTAGTTCCAGTAGATACGGCAGCCATGATTACTTTTGCAAGGGTTGGAAACCTTACGGGGCTAGGACCGTGATGACCGAGAAGGCAAAGGAGGTCGCCCAGCTGCGTTCGTCAATCCCCTCGTCCTCGGAAACGATGCCCACGTCGTAGCAAGTAGCGTCCCCGCCAGAGACAAAGGCGGCCTTAATGCTGGCAAGGTCGCGCATATTCCCGACCAGGGCGGCACACCGGGTGCGGTGATCGGCTAGGGTCGTGTCGTCGGCGTTGGAGAACAGGGTGATGCGGACCGAGCAATCGTAGTTCCCCTCGCCGTCAGGAAGGCTGGCAGGGGGTCGGGCAGAGTCGCAAAGGACGACGGCCTTGGGCAGGGTCTGGGTCGCGGCGTTGTCCCCCGTGAGGAAGGACACCGTGGTAAGCCCAGTCTGGGTCGAGAGGTAGGTCGCGAGCGTATACTCGACGATGTGACGGATTGAGGCGGTTCCCATACCTTTGCCACACTTGGAAGGGATAGGTATTGACGAGGGTGCTTATAAGGGCTTTAGTAGTCCTATGAGCCAAGCCCTGGTCGACTTTTACGCTATGTTTGAGAAGGCCACGCCTAGGCTTACCAAGCCACGCGCTGCCAAGCCAAAGGGTAAAGCCATGCTGGCTCGGCTTTATGACGGCGAACTGCCGACCTCATACGTTTGCGAGCCTAAGGTTGACGGGCTTCGCGTGATCATAACGGCTGACCTCGACCAAGGCCGCGTCTACTTTGAGACTCGCAACGGCAATTCAATGCCGTCCCTTGACCACCTAGCCGGCGAAGTCCTGCATCTCTTGCGCTATCGTCAAGGCGTCTGGACTCTTGATGGCGAGGCCGTGTCTGGCACGTCGTTCTTCACTTCGGTAGGCGACCTCCGTTCCCAAGCCCCTGCCGACGATGCCCGCTTGTGGCTCTTTGACCTTCCCTCGTGCGTTGGTGATTACAGGGTCCGCCGTGCCACGCTGGAGGCTTTGTTCTCCGAGTCCTATGCAGAGTCCCTCTTACTCATCCCAAGCGTCTCCTGCACCCCAGAGGAGGCCTTTATCCGCTTTACCTCTGAGGGCTTTGAGGGTGCTATGGTTAAAGACACTTCGGCCCTGTACGCCCACGGCACCCGCTCTAGGGCTTGGCTTAAGGTTAAGGACTCCGACACCACCGACGGCGAGATTGTCGATATCGTGGAAGGGTCAGGCAAATGTGCTGGCATGGCTGGTTGTGTCATCGTGCGCTGTGGTCGGCGGGATGTTAGCGTCGGTACGGGCATGGACGAGGCCACCCGCCGCGAACTGCTTGCCAATCGCTCTCAGCTACTCGGTAAGGTCGCCGAGGTGGACTTTC